AATAAAAAACTTGACATCCCTCTTATGTTCTGGTTCAACCGCAACCCTGGTCTTGCTCTTCCTCTTATTGCTCTCCAATACCACGAAGTCAAGATTAACCTAGATGTTGCTAATAAATCTGATTTTGGTGCTTATCTTAGTTTAACCACCATGAAATTATGGGTTGATTACATCTACCTTGACACTGATGAGCGCCGTCGTTTCGCCCAAGTCAGCCACGAATACCTTATTGAACAACTTCAATTCACTGGCGACGCATCTGCATCAGGCACTAGTTTCCGCACTGAACTCAACTTTAACCACCCTTGCAAGGAACTCATCTGGGTTTACCAAACTAATGCTGCTAAACGTGGTGGCACTAGCACTACTGAGCCTTGCAAATTTTCAGATGCTCTTGAATCTGATTCCGCAACAAGCGGTAATACCGCTATCCTCAAACTTAATGGTCAAGACCGCTTCCAAGAACGCCGTATGGAATATTTCCGCCGTGTTCAAGGCTTTAAACACCACACTCATTCTTGCCGTGCTGATAGTACATACAAACAATATATCTACTTATATTCATTCGCTCTCAACCCTGAAGAACACCAACCCAGCGGCACTTGCAACTTCTCACGTATTGATAATACCATTCTAAGCTTTAACAACCTTGCTAACTCTCTTGATGGTATCATCAAGGTCTTCGCTGTTAATTACAACGTCCTCCGCATCATGAGTGGTATGGGTGGTCTTGCTTATTCTAATTAAAATTAGAATATTTGTCTTGCTTATTCCAATTAGGTTTGCCTTGATTAATATTGTAGCCAATAAAAAATTAGTTATTTTTTTGACATTTTTTCCATTACCTATTTATTGCCGTACTAGTTATTAATCGTTATTCATAACTTACAAACTTGAACTTCTACCACAGTAAAAATAAAATGAATATAAATTATGTAATAAAATACTTGAAAACCAATAGATAGCCGTTTAATTATTGTGTTATATTACCTAGCTATACTTTAATAAAACTAATTACACAACTATAATAATTTATTAACAATCTAAAATGGGAGGTGGTCTTATGCAACTCGTCGCCTATGGCGCTCAAGATATTTATCTTACCGGTAACCCTCAAATTACCTTTTTCAAGGTAGTTTACCGTCGTCACACTAACTTCGCGATGGAATCAATTGAGCAAACCTTCAATGGTGCTGTTGGTTTTTCTCGTCGTGTGACAGCAACCATCAGCCGCAATGGTGATTTAATCAAGGATATGTGGCTTGAAGTCTTTGTTGACACAAAAGACTATGAAGTTTATGGTTTTGGTAATGCTTTAGTTAAGCTTGTTGAAATTGAAATCGGTGGCCAACTTATTGACCGTCAATACGGTGAATGGATGGACATCTGGTCTGAACTTTCAGTTCCTGCTGGCAAACGTGCTGGTTATGATGAAATGGTTGTTAATACTGGAACACGCCAAAAGGTAGATGTCCCCCTTATGTTCTGGTTCAACCGCAACCCTGGTCTTGCTCTTCCTCTAATTGCCCTTCAATATCACGAAGTTAAAATCAATCTTGATTTAGCAGCAAACACTGATGTATTTACATCTGGGTCATCTACACTTGATGTTAAACTCTGGGTTGATTATATCTACCTTGATACTGATGAACGCCGCCGTTTCGCCCAAGTCAGCCACGAATACCTTATTGAACAACTCCAATTCACTGGGGATGCTTCTATTGGAACAGGTGATACCAATTTCCGAACTGAGCTCAACTTTAACCACCCCTGCAAGGAACTCATCTGGGTTTACCAAGCTAATGAAAGTGATGGGTCAGCACCTGATTATTCACGCCGTGGTGGTTCAGCTGGGTATGTTGAACCTTGCAAATTTTTAGCTCTCCATGATGATGCCACTAATAATGGTCCAACAGCAATTCTCAAACTCAATGGCCAAGATCGCTTCCAAGAACGTCGTATGGAATATTTCCTTCGTGTTCAAACATACAAACACCACACCCAAATGCCACGCGTCGCAAACGACCAATTTATTTATGTATATTCATTTGCTCTCAATCCTGAAGAACACCAACCCAGTGGCACCTGCAACTTCTCTCGCATTGATAATACTATTCTCTCGTTTAGCAATCTTAAGACATCCGCTGTGTATGCCGGTATTGTTAAAGTATTCGCTGTTAACTACAACGTCCTCCGTATAATGAGTGGTATGGGTGGCCTTGCTTATTCTAACTAGGCATCTAACTAGACATAGGATACCGCCCACATTGAATTATAAGCCAGCCCCAGGTGGGCTCCAATTCCAGCTGGCGACTGCCAGCTTTAAGTGGAACACTAGGTCAAGAGCGGACTTGCTCCGCTCGTCCTTGTCCTAGACACTCAAAAGCTTATAGCCTCGCAAGAGGCTCGGTGGGCTTGTAATAGAGTGGCTACAGTATTTAGTTTTTCTATTTTTCAATAAAAATAATTATTATTAAAACAGCAAAAATAAATTATGTGTATTTTGTGATAATTTCAAATGGTATTTTAATATAGTAGCGTTCATTTATCACTAGGAATTACCTAGATATACTTTAATAAAACTAATTACACTACACGAATAATTTATTAATCTACAGAAATGGGAGGTGGTCTTATGCAACTCGTCGCCTATGGCGCACAAGATATTTATCTTACCGGTAACCCTCAAATTACCTTCTTCAAGGTAGTTTACCGTCGTCACACTAACTTCGCTATGGAATCTATTGAACAAACCTTCAATGGTGCTGTTGGGTTTGATCGTCGTGTGACAGCAACCATCAGCCGTAATGGTGATTTAATCAAGGATATGTGGCTTGAAATTTTTGTTTCAGCAACTACAAAGTCTGTCTATGGTGTTGGCAATGCTTTAGTTAAGCTTGTTGAAATTGAAATTGGTGGCCAACTCATTGACCGTCAATATGGTGAATGGATGGATATCTGGTCCGAACTCTCAGTCCCTGAAGGCAAACGTGTTGGCTATGATACTATGGTTGGTAATGCATTTACTGGCGAAGCAAATAAAAAGCTTGATGTTCCTCTTATGTTCTGGTTCAACCGCAACCCTGGTCTTGCTCTTCCTCTTATTGCTCTCCAATACCACGAAGTCAAGATTAATCTAGATATTGCTCCCAAAACAGATTGCTTTAGTGATGCAACAACACCAGATCTTTCTATGAAATTATGGGTTGATTACATCTACCTTGACACTGATGAACGCCGTCGTTTCGCCCAAGTTAGCCATGAATACCTTATTGAACAACTCCAATTCACTGGTGATGCTTCTATGTCAGCATCTGCAACAACTTTCCGCACTGAACTCAACTTCAATCATCCCTGCAAGGAACTCATTTGGGTCTACCAAAAAACTGCTAATCAACGCGGACAAGCAACTGCTGCACAACCTTGCAAATTCGCATCACTTGAAACACCTCTTGTTGAAAATGGCGCACGTGCTATCCTCAAGCTTAATGGTCAAGACCGCTTCCAAGAACGTCGTATGGAATACTTCCGCCGTGTCCAAGGCTTCAAGCACCACACCCACTCTGTTCGTACAACACAATTAATTAAATCCGGCCAATCCGCAACATTTGACCAATATATTTATTTATACTCATTTGCTCTTAACCCCGAGGAACACCAACCCAGCGGCACTTGCAACTTCTCCCGTATTGATAATACTATCCTCAGCTTCAGTGGTCTAGATACCCTTGATGTAGGTGTTGTTAAGGTTTTTGCTGTTAACTACAACGTCCTCCGTATCATGAGTGGTATGGGTGGTCTTGCTTATTCCAATTAAGCATAGCTTAATGATACATCCAATTAAGCAGTATCTTAATTTGTTTTTACCTATTTTTCAATCAAATATAAAGTAAATAATTCAAAACACAAATAAACATAAAATCATCATCTCCTTTTCGCCATAGGCATCCCTAACGGTATTACCTACGCTTTGCCATAGGATACCCACTCTGGCTTCATCTCCTTTTCGCCATAGGCATCCCCCTCTGGCTTCATCTCCTCTTCGCCATAGGATTCTCTCTGGCTTCATCTCCGCTTTGCCATAGGATTCTCTCTGGCTTCATCTCCGCTTTGCCATAGGCATCCCCCTCTGGCTTCATCTCCTCTTCGCCATAGGAACAAATGGAACCCCAATCGCCGACATAATTGCCTCTTCCGTATCTAGGTTAGGAATAGCCTCCGAACCACGATAAAGTCCGAATTCATTAAGTTTCAGCCCGCGTTTTTTAGCAGCCAACCGTAAAATCTGATTAAAATCCCGGCCACTTGTGAAATACATCCGGCCAAATACTGCGGATTCCATAGGTATAAGCCGGATGTCAATATGTCTGACATGATTCTTTTTGTTGGAGTCCCGGCTAGGAAGCTGTGCTAGGATAAGTAATTTACTTTCACCACTTGAATATCTTGCTTTGAGTAAGCCGCTGCTACTAAGGACCTGTTCCAAATCCCTAGTTAGGTCGCGACCGTGTTTCTTCAAATCAGATAAATTCTTTATAAGAGGACTGAATATGAGGAGGTCAATATCTTTACTTTCGGGCTTACCACTTGGCCAACTTCCGGCTAATTCCATTTCCGGACGCCATTTATCATTAAACCATTTGAATTGGCTTGTGTGAATAGTCCGGGTTATATATCCTAGCATAGCTTGGGCTTCATCGCGTGGGATTTTCCGGATGAGGTCGGCGTGATGTTCTAGGCCAATCAATTCACTCGCAGAGAGTTTGACTTTCCCGGATTTATGAGCCGCCGCGAGTTCATCAACAGTGTGAATACCTTGCCGGTGTAATGCTAGGGCCCTAGCCGGACCTATTCCTAGCACTGCAGCTACATCATATTGTGCGGCCTTTTGCGCATCTTCCAATTTCCGCGAAACATCCAATGCCCTGAATACTTCCATTTCCCCATCGCGCAAATATTCCACAACCTTCTTTATCATCTTAGCACCAATCCCAGGTAAATGGGCTATTTGCTGGCCACTCATAATTTCCTCCGGATAATTTTTAAGTGTTAGCCAAGCTTTACCATATGCTAGGGCACGGATTTTATCGGGTTCAACTATGGTGTAATACTCTTTGA